TGCCACTGGCGGGGTGGTGAGCGGGCCGGTGACGTTCCCGATGCGCGGCGGCACCGGGTTGATGGGCGAGGCGGGGCCGGAGGCGATCATGCCGTTGAGCCGTGGCCCGGACGGGCGGCTGGGCGTGCGCGCGCAGGGCGGCGGTGGTGTCAGCGTGGTGATGAATATCCAGACGCCAGATGTGGACGGGTTTCGCCGCAGCCAGGGGCAGATCGCGGCGCAGCTGGGCCGCGTGATCGGGCGCGGCGGGCGCAATCGCTGAAAGGGAGCGGGACATGGGATTTCACGAGGTCAGATTTCCGGCGAGCCTGAGTTTCGGCTCGCTTGGCGGGCCGGAGCGGTTGACGGATATCGTCACGCTTGCCAACGGGTTCGAGGAGCGCAACACGCCGTGGGCACAGGCGCGCCGGCGCTATGATGCGGGGGTTGCGCTGCGCTCGCTCGATGATGTCGAGGCGTTGATCGCGTTCTTCGAGGCGCGGCGCGGGCAGCTGTTCGGCTTTCGCTGGAAGGACTGGACCGATTTCAAATCGGGGAAGGCCAAGGCCACGCCCGATTACCGCGATCAGGAGATCGGGTTTGGTGACGATGCGACGGTCGCGTTTCAACTGGTCAAGACCTATCGCTCGGGCGAGCAGATGGCGGTGCGGCCCATTGTCAAGCCGGTGCAGGGCAGCGTGCGCATGGGGCTCTCGAATGTCGAGATGCGCGAGGGGGTGCATTACGAGGTTGATACGACAACCGGCATTGTCACGTTTTCCGAGCCGCCCAATCGCGATGTGCCGATCACCGCGGGCTATGAGTTCGACGTGCCGGTGCGGTTCGATACCGACCGTATCCAGACCAGCCTTGCCAGTTTTCAGGCCGGAGAAGTGCCCAATGTGCCGGTGGTGGAGATCCGGGTATGAGCGGGCTGTTGTCGCATCTCGGAGCGGGCGTGACGACCACCTGCCGCTGTTGGGCGCTGACGCGGCGTGACGGGGTGGTAATGGGGTTCACCGATCACGACCGGGCGCTGGCGTTCGAAGGGGTCGCGTTTCGCCCCGATACCGGGCTGAGCGCGCTGGCCTTGCAGCAGACGACGGGGCTGTCAGTGGACAATACCGAGGCGCTGGGCGCGCTGAGCGACGCGGCCATTCGCGAGGCGGATATCGAGGCCGGGCGCTATGACGGGGCCGAGTTGCGCGCGTGGCTGGTGAATTGGCAGGACGTGGCGGCGCGGACGCTGATTTTTGCCGGCACGATTGGCGAATTGCGGCGCGCGGGCGGGGCGTTCGAGGCGGAATTGCGCGGGTTGACCGATGCGCTCAACGTGCCGCTGGGGCGGGTCTATCAGAAGAGTTGCAGCGCGGTTCTGGGGGATCGCGACTGCACGTTTGATCTGGATACGCCGGGATATGTTTCGGAGCGGCCTGCCGAGGTGGTGGAGGAGAACCGCGTGTTTCGCTTTGCCGAGATGGGCGGGTTTGCGGAGGATTGGTTTCGCCATGGCGTGATCCGGGTGTTGAGCGGGGCGGCCACGGGGCTGATCGGGCTGATCAAGCGCGACCGTGTGGAGGGGGCGGGCCGGGTGATCGAGCTGTGGCAGCCGCTAGGGGCGACCGTGTTGCAGGGCGATGTGCTGCGGATCGAGGCGGGCTGCGACAAGCGGATGGAGACCTGTCAGTTCAAGTTCGACAACCTGCTGAATTTTCAGGGCTTCCCGGATATTCCCGGCGATGACTGGACGATCACCGACCCGACCAAGAGCCCGGCACTGGATGGCGGGAGCCGTCGCAGATGAGCGGGCAGGGCGCGCGGATTGTCACGGCGGCACGGGGCTGGCTGGGCACGCCCTACCGGCATCAGGCGGCCTGTCGCGGGGCGGGCTGCGATTGCCTGGGGCTGGTGCGAGGGATCTGGCGCGAGGTCAAGGGCGCCGAGCCCGAGCGCCCGCCCGCCTATTCGATGGACTGGGCGGAACCGGCGCGGCAGGAGGCGTTGTGGCAGGCCGCCGCGCGGCATCTGCGGGCCAAGGCGTTGCGCGACGAGGCGGCGGGCGACGTGATCCTCTTTCGCATGCGCGAGGGCGGGATCGCCAAGCATCTGGGCATCGTGGCCGAGACCGGCGCGCGCGCCACGTTCATCCACGCCTATTCGGGGCATGGCGTGGTCGAGACCGCGCTGAGCACGCCCTGGCGGCGGCGCATCGTGGCACGATTTCAATTTCCCGAGGAGGGCTGAGCCATGGCAACCATTCTGTTATCCGCCGCAGGGGCGGCGATTGGCGGGGCCGTCGGCGGCTCTGTCCTCGGGCTGTCGTCGGTGGCGGTCGGGCGGTTTGCGGGGGCCGTCATCGGCCGGTCGATCGATCAGCGGCTTTTGGGCCGGGGGTCGGAGGTGGTGGAGACCGGCCGCGTCAGCCGGTTGCGTCTGACCGGTGCGGGTGAGGGTGACGCGATCAGCCAGGTTTACGGCCGCATGCGCGTGGGCGGGCAGGTGATCTGGGCCACCGAGTTTCGCGAGAATGTCACAGTGACGTCGGGCAACCGGGGCGGCGGCAAGGGCAGCCCGCGCCCGGCCACGCCTGACACGCGACAGATCAGCTATTCGGTGAGCCTTGCGCTCGCGCTCTGCGAGGGGGAGATTTCCCGGGTGGCGCGGGTCTGGGCGGATGGCACGGAAGTGTCGTTTTTGGGGCTGAACATGCGGGCCTATCATGGCACGCGCGACCAACTGCCCGACCCGAAGATCGAGGCGGTCGAGGGCGCGGGCAACGTGCCTGCCTATCGCGGCACCGCCTATGTGGTGATCGAGGATCTGGATATCAGCCAATTCGGCAACCGCGTGCCGCAGTTCAGTTTCGAGGTGTGCCGCCCGTCGCAGGCCGGGACCCCGGGCGCGGACCTTGATCCGGTGCGCGCGGTGCGCGGCGTGGCGCTGTTGCCCGGGAGTGGGGAATATGTGCTGGCGACCACGCCGGTCACGATGGATTTCGGGTTCGGGTCCTCGGGCGTCGCCAATGTGAACACGCCGTCGGATCAGCCCGATTTCGTGACCGCCCTCGAAGGGCTGACCGGCGAATTGCCTGCCTGTCATGCGGCGTCGCTGGTGGTGAGTTGGTTCGGAGATGATCTGCGCTGCGGCGACTGTCGCATTCGCCCGCGCGTGGAGCAAAAGCAGTTCGATGCCTCAAACATGCCTTGGGAGGTGTCGGGGCTGCGTCGCGCGCAGGCGGGAGAGGTGCCGAAGGATGGCGAGGGTCGCGAGGTCTATGGCGGCACACCCTCCGATCAGGCGGTGATCGAGGCCATTCTCGCCCTGCAACAGGCGGGGCAGGAGGTGCTTTACTATCCGTTCATCCTGATGGAGCAGATGCCCGGCAACGGCTTGCCCGATCCGTGGAGCGATGCAGGCGATCAGCCGGTGCTGCCCTGGCGCGGGCGGATCACCACCTCGAAGGCACCGGGGCAGGAGGGCAGCCCGGATCAGACGGCGGCGGCGGAGGCCGAGGTGGCGGCGTTTTTCGGCACCGCGCGGGCGGCGGATTTTACCGTGACGCCGATTGCGGCGCAGCCGGTGGAGCAGGTGGGGACCGGCGTGCTCGACCTGTTGAGCTTTGGCGGCGCGGTAAAGCGCAGCCCGGTGGCCTATCACGGGCCCGACGAGTGGTCCTACCGGCGGTTCATCCTGCATCAGGCGGCGCTTTGTGCCGCCGTGGGCGGGGTCGAGAGTTTCTGCATCGGCTCGGAGATGCGCAGCCTGACGCAGATCCGGGGGGAGGATAACAGCTTTCCGGCGGTGGCGCAGTTGGTCGATCTGGCGGCGGAGGTGCGCAGCCTGTTGGGGCCGCAGGTGAAGATCAGCTATGCCGCTGACTGGTCGGAATATTTCGGCTATCAGCCGGGGGGAGGCGACCGGTTCTTTCACCTTGATCCGCTGTGGGCGGACGAGAATATCGACTTTATCGGGATCGACAATTACATGCCGCTGAGCGACTGGCGCGAGGGCGATGAGCACCGCGACGCGCAGGACTGGTCGTCGATTTATGATCTTGGCTACCTGCAGTCGAATATCGAGGGGGGTGAGGGCTATGACTGGTTCTATCCGAGCCCCGAGGCGCGGGCGGCGCAGCGCCGGGTGCCGATCACCGATGCGGCCTATGATGAGCCGTGGATATGGCGATTCAAGGATCTGCGGGGCTGGTGGGAGAACCGGCATTTCGACCGGGTGGCGGGCGTGCGCAGCCCGGAGCCGACCGCATGGGTGCCGCAATCCAAGCCGATCCGCTTTACCGAATATGGCTGTGCGGCGGTGGACAAGGGCACCAATCAGCCCAACAAGTTTCTCGATCCGAAATCATCCGAGTCGCGCCTGCCGAGGCATTCGACGGGGCAGCGGGACGAGTTGATCCAACTGCAATACCTGCGGGCGGTGGCAGGGTATTGGGCCGATCCCGTGCGGAACCCTGCGTCAGAGGAATTCGAGGGGCGGATGATCGATATGGATCACGCCTATGTCTGGGCCTGGGATGCGCGGCCCTATCCCTATTTTCCGGCCAACATCGACCTGTGGTCGGATGGCGGGAACTATGCGCGGGGGCACTGGATTTCGGGCCGGGTGAGCGGGCGCAGGCTGGCCGATGTGATCGCGGAGATCACCGGGCGCGCGGGGCTCGATGCGCCCGAGACCGGGGCGGCCCCCGGCTTTGTGCGCGGTTATCTGGTCGATCAGGTGAGCGAGGCACGCTCGGCGCTGCAACCGCTGATGCTGGCGCATGGGGTCGATGCGATCGAGCGCGGCGGCGTGCTGCAGTTTCGCCGCCGCGACGGGCAGGCGGATCACGTGGTCGATCTGGCGCGCGTGGTGCGCGACCCGGAACTGGGCGGTGTGATCGAGCAGACGCGGGGCAGCGACCTGGAACTGGCGGGCCGGGTGCTGCTGCGCTTTCTGGAGGCGGACGGCGATTTCGAGGCGATCTCGGAAGAGGCGATCCTGCCGGATGATGCAACCCATGCCGTGGCGATGTCGGAAATGCCGTTGGCGCTGACGCGGGCCGAGGGGCGGCAGGTGGTGGAACGCTGGTTGTCGGAGGCGCGGGTGTCGGTGGACACATTGCGCCTGACGTTGCCGCCGTCGCAGCTGGCCACTGGTGCGGGGGATGTGATCGAACTGCCCGAGGCCGAGGGCGGCGCGCGGTTCCGCATCGACCGGGTGGAGCAGATGGGCAATGCGCAGCGCGTCGATGCCGTGCGGATCGAGCCCGAGAGTTTCCGCCCCATCCTGATCGGGGATGCTCCGGCCCGCTTGCGCCCGTTCAGCGCGCCGGGGCCGGTGACGCCGCTGTTCCTCGACCTGCCGCTGCTGACCGGCGAGGAAGTGCCGCATGCGCCGCATATCGCGGTGACCGCCGATCCCTGGCCGGGCACGGCGGCGGTCTATGCCTCGGACGAGGATGCCGATTACCGGCTGAACATGCTGATCGCGGCGCGCAGCACGGTGGGGCTGACCGAGACGCCACTGTTTCCGGCGCGCAGCGGGCTGGTGGACCGGGGCGAGGGGCTGTTCGTGCGGATGCGCCATGGTACGCTGCAGAGTGTGAGCGACACGGCGCTGCTGAACGGGGCCAATCTGTGCGCTATCG